ATTTTGATCTCATCGACAGCTGGTTGAACTTTTACTTCTGCTTTAATAATATCAATCTTTGGCATTTTTAGTAATTCCGTGGGAATAGTAATTCCATGTAGATGTGTACGTGTAATACCAAAATGACGTTCTGCCATTTTGAGTGCAGCATCATTCATTCTTACCTGAGTGCCGTTTCGTGTCATGACAAGATGTTTTGGATATTTTCCTGTGGCTTCCATTGTGAAATAATTTTGTTAATAATAACATTTTATTTTAATTTATATAGTTTTTTAAAATTTTATTTCTCATTATATGATTTACACTCAATTGTTAAAATACCTTGAATATAATGAGTTGTTTCAAACTGTCGTATTTGCGTTTCAGTTATGTTACCATTTTGTAGGCCAATATCCGTACCGTCACAGTAATTTCTTATCTGTTGAGGTATCTGACCTGAATAACGATATTTGCACTCCCAACATATTCTTTGAATTGGTCCATCAGGAATATTTTTTTCACATGAAGCAAGAATTAATAAAATAAAAATTATCTTTTTCATCTGGTTTTTATATCAGGTCGCATTTCCTGCGCCAACTCCTCACTTATAAATCCGAGTATATGCCGACAATTATATCCACCTCGATCAACAAGCGGATCATAACCGGGATAATCCATATAACCCGGATGTTCATTCATATCCTTTGCCTTTGGCCATCCGACAGGATAATCAGTACAATCAGAAGGAATCCATGTCTTCCAAAGTTCTGATTCTTCGATTGAAAAGACTTTATCGGTATGACATACACAAAAATCCCGTGAATCTGTAATAATTCCACCTTGATAAATAAAATATTTCATTCCAAACTCCTCAGCCAACTTCTTATTGTAAGCAGCATCATATTGTTGATAAGTATCATAAGCATAACGTTTTAACTGCCGGTCATAAACACCTGACTTCAGATCAGTACCATTGACATTCTCTTTGATAGCATTGATAAACTCCTTCATGTCTACCTGAGAAGTCACTAACTTTAAAAGCAATTGTTTGAGTTCTGTAAGTGCTGCATCTGTCTTCAGTGTTGACATCAGATAACCGCCGCGAATCATCTTACCCGCCCTCAGTCCTATCTTCAGGTCAGTTATTGCCTTTGCACCTTCGATAATTTTATCAAACCGCTCAATAGCATTAGGAATAGCCAGAGCAAAGTAAGTCGTATTTAATGCCGTTATCCCTTCAATTCCCTTGTTTATCTGTGGCAGAATGATTCCTATTGCCTTAATGTTAAAAGCCTCGTAAACCTTGTTTAATTCACTAATAAGACGGTAATTGTTTGCATTGTCGAGTATCTTGTCATCCTTCAACTCCAGTTTAGGGATTATTTCTGAAATAATATCTTCAAACAGGTTAGTCTGCAATTTAAGTGCAATACCCTCGAATTTACTTCGGAGTTCATCAAGAAACGCCTCTTTCTTCTTTAATATCTCATTTAAACGTCTTGGAAGTCTCATTTATTGCGGATCAATTTTAGACACTTATTCATTATAAAAGTATGTGTATAAGCAAATGCCTCATATTCATTATTGATGTTCAGTATTGGTTCTAATAGAAATTGAGTAATATGTAAAACCTCATGCGCAAGAATTGAATAAGAACTATCAGTGAACATAAATGATTCTGTAAAAATCAAATAATATAATCTTTTTGTCGGTCGTTCAGATTTGGTATTAACAATCTCTCTATGCAAAGCGTTATATTTATTGTTGTCAATTAATTTCCCATCATTTTCTATTCCTGTTAACCATTCATCTGCTTTAACTTTCTTTAAATGTTTTACTATTTCAGCATAGGTAAATCCAATAGAAAACATTATCATTGAAGGGAAACTTCCGGCCCGGAAACATTTTATCAGTTTAATATTCTTTTTTTTACTCACATTCTCTTTTATTAATTGGATTGTCGTGTTTCTCATCAATGACCTTGTTATATTTCAAATCAATAACCTCTTTACTTAACCGACTAAACGTTGCACGAATACAGCAGTCCTCCCATTCGTACTCAGTTATACCTGTTTCATCTCTGAATCCCTTTATTGCCTGAGAGAGTGCTATTGTAGGCAAAATCCTTTGTTGCCCCCTTATGAAAAAGAACATTGCAATATCTTCAAAGTTATTCTTATAAACTTTCGGTATCGGGTTCAGGACTTTCTTTTCACTTGGCATATCTGTATCGGGCATTAACTGAATATCTTCTTTGATCCTTCATTGATAAAGTCTTTAAAGTCATTGAAGTAAGATGATCGACATAAATGTTACAGAATAAACCATGATGCAGACCATGAGATTTCAACTGATCGACATAGACATTATCTGAATACCAGAAATCAAATGTTTCGTCAAGTTTACCTATTTTTTGAATTGCTTCTTTAGTTACGAAAATGCACCAACCAGTAACATGAACTCCAATATTATATCCTTCGTAAATACAATCCTCTCTCTTAAAGGTACGTTGCCGGGTATCATTCGACAATGCTGACGCTGAATCAAACCCATATTCTTTCATCTCTTTACCTATCCGTGACCAACCTTTATGAAATATAATATCATTATTTGCAAGTATATGAACGTCACCTTTAGTATACATAAGACCGAAATTTAAGGCACGATTATAATTGAACAAACCTTGATAGTACATTACATTCGCATCATACTTGACTTTTACACCTCCTGTTTCAACTACAATCACATTTAAATCACAGTCTTGACGAGCTGAAATAATGCAATTATTTGTAATGTCAATCAGGTTCTGATTAATACTTTTTGATATTATAATAAGATCATAAATCACAGTATATAATTTGGTATTGATTGATTTAATCCAATATGCCGCATCTGTAAGTCAATAAGATAAGTAGGTTTATAACCTTTCCTTCGGTAAAAATGGCCAATCATATAATCACCTTTTGCCAAATGGCGATATTCCAGACAAAGTTCTTCGCAAATCTTACTTGGGATCAATTGAAAAGCCCCACCTGTATGACTGACGTGTTCAACATTAAAACCATTTAATTTCCCTTTCCATAATACAGGAGGGGCAAAATTCTTATCAAGTAAAAGATCAACAGGCGAACAAACATATTTATCACCAGATAGTTTATGGAAATTCAACATCTTATTTAAAATATCATCTGTCACCGTTTCTATATCATTATCTAATTTAAGAATATAATCAAATCCTTTAATATTCTGGATAGCAGTAGCAAAGGCATAAGCAATACCAAAATTCTTATCAAGTTGAATATGATCAAACTGTTTAATCCATTCCTGAGTGCCGTCTGTCGATCCATTATCAATAAACAAATGATAATCTACATTCGTTTTCGAGTAAAATGAATCAATGGTCTGTTTTGTCAGTTCCAATCTATTAAATGTTATTGTTATCGCTGCTACTTTCATACATCATAAGCTCCTGAGTTTTTACTACCCGGTATATGACAAACATAATATTCCGGCGTTTTAATCTTTGTATTATTCTTGAATTTTAATAATTTCTGAACAAAGATATGATCATGCGAATACTTACCCTGTTCTTCCCATAAAACACTAAGCGATCTTTTATGTACCACATTTGATGTTCCATGTTTACCTATCCGATTTATATCACAAGGATTTTTAAACCAGTTATCAAGTCGTGGAATATAATGAATATCATCAAACCAAACCCAATCATAACCATTAATCCCCTCGGAAATGATTTTAAGGTGGTTCTCCCCATAGACATCATCTATATCTAGATAAACTATCCAATCTCCATTAGCATTCAAAATACCCGTGTTTCTGGGCCTCCCTGACCATAATTTTACGTGGTCGATCATCATTACACTTACCCTATCATCTTCAATGAACTTTGTTATAATCTTCATTGTTTCCAAACAGCCATCAGCGATGATCAATAACTCCCAGTCTTTGAATGTCTGGCCAATGACAGAATTAACAGCTCTTAACAATTTCTGTTCCCTATTCTGAGCCACACCTGGATAACCAGCAAGCCTCGATGGCATTATTATACTAAACTGGGGCATTCTGTGGATTCTGTGCTACAAATTGTTCGTATTCTGCTTGTTTCTCAGAATTAATCTGCCGGATATATTCTAAAGTCATTTCATTAACTTTCTGTTTTATTAATTTTACATCTAAATCATAAAACCAGGGTTTTTCATTTATATTCTCAAGATCCTGGAAAATAGCCTCAAAGTTTTCCCATAGTGTTCGCGCATAAAGCGTAGTATTGCCTTGAGAGATTATAAATCGTATATCAGCCTCATTATATCCTCTAAACGGGTTAATTGAATTCTTTATCCGAATTTCTTTAAGTTTTTCCGGCTGATCAAAATAGAGTTTCTCATTAATATCATCTTCGATTTTTGCAATCGTTGAAGTTGAAGCGCCAGAATCCTTTGCTGACTTCAGATCCATCATAAGTGTAGTAAGAGTCTTAAATTTAAAGTCTCCAGGGAATATATGTTGAACAATTAAACCATTTTTTAAATCAGTAAATGTTGCTATGTCCCGAACAACAAACTCCCATACGGCAGAATAATGTTGTGCAAAAGGGTTGAGTGTATCATAAAGGTTATCTTCGCCTTGGATAGATTCTGTTGCCGTAATTGATACCTGAGAACGCGTAAAACGATCTACATTAAACATCAGTTCATAAGTCGTCTGCTTTAAGTATTCAAGATATTCCTTTTGAAAGTTCAATAAATCAATAGGTGGATATTTATAAACTAACATCTTCTCAAGATCCATAACTTTCGAGTAATCGACATCCTTACCTCTCGGCAATGTAAGAGTTATAATATCTTGAACGCCCTTATGAACTTCTTGCTGACCTGTTCCATGACACACTGAACAATCAGTATGATCAGGCATTTTACCATGATTACAACCTGGTTCATCACAAGGACTGACATACATAAATCTCTGAGCAAATGCTATCATTGCACATGACATATCGAGTTCCGAATCTATCTTTAAAGATTTTTCCAGATAACCCATAACATCATGAAAAACCGAAACAAATGTTCGCCCTTTAGTCTGTGTATCTCTACGATATCCAAATCTTATAGCAGGAACTTTCTTATTCTTTGGAGTGAAGTATTTAATCTCATAAATTATAGCGTTTATTTCAACTGTCTGCCGATTATCGTCAAGAATCTTATTTGCAACCTGATCTAAGACGATAGTATCCATGCCAAGATATATAGTATATTTTATACCTTCTTTCTCTTTATCGCCATCCATATATTTATTTGGAAGTTTTACAACTAGATATTCAAGTATCTCATTTTTATACTCAAACATTATAGATTGTTTTGAATCAGCAACAAAAGGATAAGGACTTGCTTTCTCAATATTTGGATCAAAATCATCAAATTCAGTTACTAAGAATGCATTCGGATCGATATAATTATAATCAATAAAAGCATATTCAAGATATTTCTCAAGTGATTTATCGCCCCAATATTTCTTAATAAAGACCTCAAGTTCTGATTTTTTCTCTTCAGATTTACTCTCAAAGTCGATCATTCTTACCGTTGGCTTTGTCTTGATAGCTTTCTGGAATGGCCATTGAGTACTATTAACTACTGGCGGGATAATACTTCGATAAATGCGCTTTATCTGATCAAATTCCTCTTCTGATACAGCTTTCTCGATCTTCTTTAGTTCAGATTCTATATTATCGCCTGATTTATATTTGTAGTATTTATCCGCAAGATCAGTTACCCGGGTATAATCTTCATGCCTCAAATTATCTTTAATAATCTTCTTCAGTAACTCTAACCCTAAAATTTTATCCATTATAATATGTTTTAAATAACTCAACCTGTAAATAATCCGCCGTATCGCTCATGTGACCATATTTCTGATATTTATCTCCTGTCTCTTTATCCTCAACAATATGTTTATCCTTAGTCCCATCCAGAGCTTGTTTAACATACATATAATCATTTATCAGATAATGACAATTCTCATCAATAATGATTTTTATCGGAAGTTTGCCTTCAAATTCTTTATTCACAAAATCTCTTCTTAAAACTAATGAAGGATTACTTATTAAAGTCCTATCTGAATCATTTACCAGATATTTATATAATTTATATTCCACAACTTCATAATGATGCCGGAAATCAGTCTTTGCAGCCGAAACATGGCGCGCATGTCCAGAAGCATCACCATAATAGAATAATCCGGCTTTATGATTCGGGTATCTTAATTTAAACTCTTCACAAACTTCTTCAGTTGAATTACGCGGATTTTCTAACGCAATCTCATCGACGCATCTTAACTCCCAAATTCCATTATCATTAATGACTTGCCATATCGAAGCTGAGTTATAAGGAACTGAGTTTTGATCAAACGAAATGTGAATAGGTAAACTTGAATCATATTTTACTATACTTACATGCTTTAATCTATCAAATGATGAATAAAATTCACCACCTGTTGTTACAAATGGATTTGCATAGATCAAAGCCTTACCGCGTTCTTCTGAATTATTCTGCAAGATATTATCAATATAGTTCTGCCCTACATTATGAACATTATGATATGTTGAACTTATAACAGCTTTTTTATCTCCGAACTCTTTTTCAAAGAATGTCTTATCTGAGTAAATATTTGCTGAAATTTCATTAATATAATTCTCAAGTTCAAACCATTCAGCGATCCAGGGAGTTTTAGCCGGCGAAGTTGAAATATACATCGGATTCCATTGTTGTGATTGTTCTCCGGTATTCATTATTTTGCCATCGACAAGAAACATTCCCGGTTGACGCAAACGTGATAGAATAATCTCTTTAACATCTTCTTCACGCGAATCTTTCGTTTCATCAAGTATTGCCCAACCCATTTCTTTACCTGAGTGCATTACAGCATTATCTAGAGAACCAGTAAAGATTAGTCCTCCATTACAGAATGATACAATATTATTAAACCTGTCAAAATTACGTCTACATTTAGTCCAATGACCCGGAGGTTCCTTCCCTGAAGTATATGTTCCTGAAGGATTTTCTCTCGACCATTCTGTAACTCCTGTCGAGGCCCAGTATTCCCGAATACGAAAGAGTGTTGATGTATTAAGTTGATCATAAGTATTTGCAAAGATACCTCCTTTAACTTCCGGAAAAGCTGAAATTAAATGTCTCGACAAAACTCCGTCTAAAAATGTCTTACCGCTTCCAACGCCTGCCAAGAATAAGTTTATCCTTGCTATTGAAGTAAGAATAGACATCTGAGGGCGGGATATAATTTGCTCAATGACCATTTAATTTTATTTCTATTGTAGGCAATAATGAAATCGGTTTGTCATCACTTGTTATGTCTGCCTTTTTGGGTAATACATAAGCGAATAATTTTGAGCAAGAATCAAGATAACGCGAATCATCTTTAATCCTTAATTTATTCAATGAAGCATTTATATTATCAATTTGACCAAATAATATTTGTTCCAATAATTCACGAGCTTCCTTTGTTGTTCTATTTGGAGTTCCTGAACTTCTCCCACCTGTTTTCTTTGTACCCTTCTTTCTTCCTGCTTTCATTTCTATAAAAATCTACTACAGAAATTACCTTTTCGGTGGTCTTTTCTTCCCGCCACAATTACATTTCCATTCTATTGATTTCATATTCATTATTTTAACTACACATTATATTATGTATCACTTTTAATGAATCAACCAAACGACCTTGCTTTAGTAATCTCGATGCTTTTTTTAAGCTTTTGGTTAGCTGTTCAGGAGAATATTCTCTTGCACATTCTTTTTCTAGTTCCTGTATTTTATCAACTTTATTCTTTGGAATAATACCATTTGGATATTGAATTAATAATTTATTCCAAAACCTTTTTAATTTAATTTTCGCTTTCATTTATCCTTATGTTTAAAATATTCAATCTCGCGAAGTCGTTTTTTTGCCTTCTTTTTGCTCATAGGTTTACTCAAACGTTTTCCCTTCTTCGAATACACCGTACACTTTCCCTTTCTGCAACGTATCATCTTTAAATGGATTTTCAACAGTTAAATAACTTCTTCCTACAATCTTTTTAAAATAATCAATCGTCAAAGTTAATCCTTCTTCCAGACTTATTTCAGGTTGCCATCCAAGACTTTTTGCTATTGTTATATCTGGACATCTTTGTTTAGGATCATCTGAAGGTAGTACTTTGTAGGTTATCTTTGACCGTGAGTGTGCCATTTTAATTATCAAAATAGCCAATTCATTCATTGTAAACTCTCCGGGATTGCCAATGTTGACAGGACCAATAAAATCATCTGCCGTCTCCATTAATGTAATCAATCCCTCCATGCAATCATCAACATATTGAAAACTCCTTATCTGATTCCCATCACCATAAATTGTTATGTCTTCTCCATGTAACGACTGAACAATAAAGTTTGAAACTACCCTGCCATCATTCGGAAGCATCCGAGGTCCATAGGTATTGAATATACGGGCAATCTTAATCTTTGTCTTAAATTGTTTGTTGTATGCCATACAAATAGCCTCAGCGCACCGCTTTGATTCATCATACATCGAACGCTCACCAATAGGATTGGCATTACCCCAGTATGATTCTTTTTGAGGATGTTCCAATGGATCTCCATATACCTCAGATGTCGAAGCTTGTAATACTTTAACATTCAACTTACGCGCAAGCCTGACAGCATTGATCATTCCTTGGACTGAAGTATCTATTGTCTGAGTTGGATTTCGTTGATAATGTACTGGAGAGGCAGGACAAGCCAAATTATATATCTGATCGCATTCGATATGATAAGGATGAATAACATTCCAGCGTATAAGTTCAAAATAAGGATTATGCAATAGGTGACGGATGTTATCTTTTGATCCTGAGAAATAATTATCCAGGCAGATCACCTCATTACCTTCTTTTAAAAGTCTTTCGCAAAGATGCGATCCTAAAAATCCCGCGCCACCTGTTACTAAAATTCTCATTTCAAGGCCCTTATCATTGCATTCTTTAAAATATCTTCGTATTTGTAAACTTTCAATCCTCGCTGATAATTATCTTCAATAGCAGGCATAACACCATAATAAAATTCCACAGATATATTATTACACCACTCTATAATCTGATCTACATTATCAGCAATAAGCATGCCCGCTATGTTAAAATATTTTTCAATCTTTGTATGTCCCCAATAAATGGGAATAGTTTTTGTTATCAGACAGTCAATTAGTTTCTCTGAATAGTAATGATCATTTCTGAATCCTTCGATAACTATATGGTACATACAATCAAATACTTTGACTTTCCACTTTTTATTTGGCCAGGGAGGCATCTGAATTGTATCATCTGAAGGTTCAAACCCATTCCATGTACCTCGGTAAATATCAAAAGGAATCTTTATCTCTTTGCGTCTGTTGTATAATTCCCTTCGCATCGGGTGACCTGGAGCAACCATTCTATTGGTCATTACTATTGAAACTCCGAACTTCTTTTTAATATCCGGTGCAGGATCAACAAACGATCCATTACCGATTAGTTCAAATGAATTAGGCAATTTTAAGAGCTCGGGATATTGAGTCAGCAGGTAGGTATATGCTTGGGGATTTTCAATAATTATCTTATCGTAATCATGCCATCCTTCGGTAGTAACAAAAAATCTAATAGTCCCTTCAGGTACTCGATCAAGGTTCTGAGGTATAGTATTGTCAATACAGCATTCAACCTTACAATCGACTGGTAAATCAATATTAGCTTCAATGCCTTCAGGAAATATGGATTTCATTTGTACTTTCATTTCTCCATTCCTGTTTTATATTCAGATAGACCATAACCAATATTCTTAACATACTCATCCATAAGTACTGCCGTTCGATAACCATGTTCGTGGTATTTCTCACCGATTGCCTGCTCTCTGTGCCAGATAGTACCCTGCCAAGGAATTTCTGAATAAGGTTTGACTTTGTTGTAATCTGATATTCTCTTTAAAGCACAAGCAGTCGTAAACCCGTGCCAAGCAAAGTCATTAAAACCATTCAACCCTTTTTGATAGTTCTCAGATGCCAGTTTATATCCAGTAACTAAAGATTGATCATTTGTAATATGTATTTGTTCTTCTAAAGGATGACCGTTATAATCAGCAAACCAAATCTCTTCGATAATTGAATTTGATTGCATTATTGCCATCGCCTGTTCAACAAATCCCCCTTTGATAACACACCAGTCATCCTCAAAATGCAAAAAATAGTTAGTTTCTATTTGTTTATAACCATTGTCAATAGACTGCATTAAGCCAACGTTTGTCTCATTCAAAACAAATCTTGCACTTGGATAAGTATGCTTTAATTCGTTATGTATCTTCTTATCCCCAGAATCATTAACTATAATAAAATCAACAAAAGGATAGGTTACGTGTTTAATAAAAGCATCAATAGATTGGTAAAGTAAGTGAAGCCTACGACAAGAGAAAAATATTACAGTAAGCTCATTCATAACGCTTTATATATAGGTTTCGCCTGAATCTGCTTACCCGTACTGATCTGTAACTGAGGATCAACAGTTCCATCACAGTTTGGATTTAAATCGTTGTAAATATACAATATTTTTTCGATAAATAAAATATGACTCCCGGCCATCTCAATCATCGGGTACATAAATGCCATATCCCAGGCTACTTTATAGTAACCATTTTCATCTCTTAAATCTTCATCCTTGACTTTATCCCATAGCCATTTACGGAACGTTCTAAGATGCGATGTAACCCAAACTCCATTATTACGATATGTCTGAGGTGTTAAATAATTATCAACCCATCGCCCTGTTTCATCAACTGTGTGAGTATGCGAAAGAAGCTGACAAGTACCAGAATATCGCCCGCTGACTGGCAGAAATGATCCATAGGTCAACCAAATATCATCCTGATAAATGGTATTTAAATAAGATAAAACATGATCATCAGCCAAATAATCATCTCCATCAACAGTTACTATAATTTCATTCTTATTAAACTGTTTAATCCCTTGAATAAGATTTGCCAGTGCCCCGATATGCTTTTTGTTGCACTTACAATAAACATTATAACTTTTTATAATATCCCATGTCCTGTCGGTTGAATGATCATCAATGACGTAAAGTTTATAGTTCTCATAATCCTGAGTTAAAATGCTCTCTATACATTTACCGATCCATTGTTCAGAATTATAAACTGGAACTATTACAGCGAAATTATTGAGCATTTCGTATTAGATTTCCGATTATATTATCAGGCAAATTAAATTCTCCTCCTCGCGTTTTATTCAAAAATTCACCCCAGACAGAGTTTCCTGCATACCAATGACAACCTATCGAATTCTCTGTAAACCGAGAATGCGCTCCATTAAGAAGTTCTTTTACCTGATGACAATTATGAGCATAGACAACATCCATATCAAGATTTGCAGCATTTGGAATTGATTTAAACCTTTTAAAATATTTATTAAAAATATCAGGTCCCCAACATTGATAATGATTCAATTTAAATTCTTGATTTAAATTATTCAAAAGTACCTCAAAAAAATGACTTTTCTCAGTTGCAAGATTAAATCCTGTCGAATGACCATAATCAGACATACAGACAAATACCTCTTTATTTCGATTTTCAGGTATATTTATGCTCATTTCAGTCATAGGTTTAAAATAGAGTATATCCAAATCACTCCATATCCCACCGTAAAGATAAAGAGTATTTATGCGCGTATAATCTGCTTTATGAACTTCAGCCATATTTTTTCCTATTCTTAAATCATCAAAGTTGATAGACATTTTTGTTATTGATAATGCCATTAAATCAGGTAAGTAATCTTTATATAACGATTCATTCAATTCTTTATTTCCTGGTTCAATACGCCATGACTTTGCTCTATTGGGGATTTTTGGATACCAAAGAATAATCTGCCAATCAGGGTTGAATTTCATAAATGTCTTAATTGTAAGATAACGCAAATAAACCAATTTACCTCCGCCCCAGTAAGTATGTAATACACGAGGAATATTATTTAATTCCCAGAATTTCATTTTCCCAATATTCAAAATTAAGTTTTTCAAGATTCCATTTTTTGTCTGCAAACTTCATAAAAGTATCATGAAGTAATCGTTCTGTAATTTCTTCCCAATCATCAACAAACATAATAGGTAGATCAGTATAGAATTGATTATTAATATTTCGCTTCTCAATAGGAATAGTTTTCATATAAAGACATTCCCATGTCCGGTGAGTATCCATTCCATTCCCTTGAGGACAAATGACAAAAGGATGATTATATATATTATCCAAGTAATTATCGAATCCTTCACCATTTGCCCCATTACCTGTTGTCACCCAACTTTGACCTTTGAGGACATCATAAGGTTTCTGTCTCTCTAATGGATTAGTTTTTACATTATGATTTAAATAAACAAAGTTTTTATATTTTTTCTTTTGTGCTAATTTTCTGGTCATCTTTTCTTTTTTTTCAGGATACCAAATATTATTTTCAAGTCCTATCGGTATTGATTTTACTCTGGGATGAATAATATTAACATTCTGAGCATACCACATTAAGACATTATCAGGCGGAGCAAAATCAATATTAGTATCTGAATTATGAGTTATAAGAATGTATTTTTTATTAATAAGTTTCTCGAAAAGTTGTTCAGCATAAAAACTATGAGTATAAATTATTCCACCGTCCTGAAGTTTTGAAACATCAAGTGTATTTAAAAGGAAACGATAATCCCCAAAAGTTAAATTATTAATATCATCACGGTATTTATTCCCAATAAATAATCTTGCCGGGGCGTAATGCCACCGGGTTAAGGCCTTGAATTTATTTCCTTGAATCCAATCCATCTAAATCTGAATTAGGCACTAAATGCACTGCTCTATATTGCTTTAATGCTTTGAGTTGATTACAATAATTCCTTGTATTATCATATAACTCCTGATTAAAGTTACACCACTTTTGATCATAATGATATTGGTGAAAAACAAAAGGATCATCAATAATCTCAATTTTAAGTTTAAGCATCCTGATCTGATGAATGAAAAGATCATCTTCATAACCTATCCCCATCGAAAGCCGTTCATCAAAACCATTTACTCGTTTTAAGTTTTCCGCTGATATTGCAGTACAAAAATGTAAAGCAACCGGACGATATTTTGAATGATTGTACCAAGCCGAGTCTCCGTTACCTGAAGCACCTATACTATTTAATATCTTTAAATCAATGTCCTGGTCTTTTCCAAGAGAATAACAAGCAAAAGTAATATAATTCGATGCAGACACGTTTTTAATGGCATATCCAACAACATTACCCATATGATAACACTCAGCATTCTGAATAATAATAATATCAGGATTTGCCTTTAAAGCATAGTTAAACCCAGTATTAAAAGCTACCGGCGAGGGATTAATCCAAGTCTTTGGACCAAGTTTTAGAATTGTAACCTCAAAGGGAAGTTCAGGGAGAATTATATCTTCAGGGGAATTATCGTCAACAATCACAACATCGAAGTCATAATTATATTGCCGAAACGAATCAAGTGTTTTAAGGAGTTGTCTTTCACGATTAAAATATGTGAGTACTATTGTCAATTTAGCCATGTCTGATCTATTGGTTCATAATCAATCTCTTTAATAAGAACTCCTAATATCTGACAATGCTTTACTTTGTTTATTTTACAGCAAGCCTCTTCCCATGAATCAGCTTCGATACGAGGACCACACCAAGATTTGATTATACCCGTAAATGGATCAGGTTTTTTTATTTCAGTTAACCAAACCATTTTGTAAAATTAAACTATTTTCTCCACATCAATAACATTTCTTATCACAAACTTTTGTTTACAGTCCTCGTCAGCATCGTTCCAGATAAGGTAATCACTACAATTACCAACGTGCAGCTCTTTTATGTAGCCAACCAAGATTAGTCCTTCTCCTATTTTGTTCTTTGCCTTCAGGCGTACTAAAGTGTTCATGTAAGGACTGAGGTCTGAGATATTCATTGCTTGTATTGATCTCCTTTGATTAGTGATAATATTACATAGTCATTTAATTCTATAAAAGGATTTTCAGATAAGATATATGTTATTGTTCTAAAACAATACCTGCCTGTATAACCTACATATTCAGGATCATATTCTTTTAACATTAATCTGTCACCAACTTTATAATCTCTGTCATTTTTTCTTATTTCAAATGTTTTTATTTCATTAAATACAGGTTCAAAATACTCAATCCAACTCTTTAATTCATGCGTTTTCATAGTTTCTTTTTTAATTCAGATTGTAGATGTTCTTTCATAGTCTTCTATTGCTTTAAATATCTGATATACTACTTGAGGGACTATTG